ATGCAACGTGAACCACGTCCAAAGTCTCCTGTCACTGTTAAGCCACAGAAGTCCATTGTGCAAAAAACTATGCAAATGGGATCAGAAGCTTACAAAAGGTTCAAAACCTTCAGCAAGGCTTCTCCTAACTTTGGCAAGCAAAGTAGTCATTAATTAATTAATTAAATTTTAAATACTTCTATTTAATTTATTTAACACTTAATATTTCATATCCATTATTAAATAAAGCTTGTATATATCCTGCGCAATATCCCTGCTCTGCGCTGACGCCACCCATATATCGGTTCATCGCAAGCTCAACCAATCTAGCGTGTTCTTCGGGATAGGCACTCGCAGACATATCAAAGTTGATCCCCCTTTGTTCTGCTTGCGACCTCAAACTAATATAAAACTTGTAATAATCCCCGTATGATTTCTTTATTGGTCCAGCATTGCTTTCCCACCAAATCATTCTATTATGGTCAGGGATATATTGCAAGCCTAAATTATGCCCCACTTTAGTTTTTTTCTTTCCAGATCCAACTGTTACATAGCAACAAAATGTAACAATTTGGCCAGGATGTTCAATACAAAATTTAAAAATTTTGTAACCATTCCTTTCTGTAAAATTATAATACTCTTGCTGTGGCAAAACTCTATCTCCTTGAAACCTCAATGATCTACGACTCATTTTTTTTTGATTATTTTAATAACTTTTAATTTAATAAAGCTTTATTAAATTAAAAGTTATTAAAATAATCATAATTCAAGCATGACAAAATCACGAATTTCTTTAAAGACTTTAGCAAAGTCCATACGAACTATGGCAAAAGCTTTAAACAAGCTTAAATCAAAACGACTTTCTAGAAGGACTAAATCTAAACGACCTTCTAAAAGATCTAAAAAAACTACGCGTTCTAAAAAATCTAAAAAAACTAAGTCAAAACGTGTGCCAACCAAATCTAAACTTAACAACGTTATGAAGTACACTTTAGATAGTGATTGGAGTAGCCGATTCATAAATCCTGTCCAAATGCGCAACCCGCATTCGCTAAGTAGCGACAAATCATATTTGTACACTCAACCCGTCCAACCCGGAAGATTTCCGGGAATCCTTCGTCAAGCTCGCCCCACACCTATCGTGCAACACGACGTAGTGGATGCACCTTTCCGTGTCGATGGAAGTGCACCAGCATTTTCTAATAAACGTAGTAGAGAATATGATGACGACATTAGCTTATAATTAATTATCTCATTCTTCGTTAACTAATTTTATCAAATAATCTAAATATCTATATCCTCCACAACATTCGCATTCTGAAACGGCTTCGCCTTTGTTTGGCTTGCCAAACAATTCAAATGCGGAAAATGCATCGTGTACTTTATCCTTCTCGTAAATTGATCCAGCTGCTCGGTTTTCAACCACTCGCAATGACTCCATATCTCCCGTGGTTCCACAGGAGCAGTTATAAAGATCCTCTGGCTCACAAACTGAAATGAAGCTCCCTTCATATCTATCATCATTGGATAACGATCCATCAGGTTCAACATATACTCGAACGGCATCTCCTTGTTCGGGCGAAAGTCGTCTATTACCACATCTTTCTGACCTGCATAACCGCACCACCATTTCGTAGTCGAATTCTTGAAATAACAAGATTCTCTGTCCACTTGGTCGTGTACCCACCTGGATTTTCCAGTACCCGTCGGTCCAAAAATCCAGTACACTTCCGTCATAAAATCTCTCGGTTTCACAAAATACATCGCCAATTTTGTCAAACCGTTGGAGTACTTTATAAAAGCCTCCGGCTCTTGTAAAGCAACTTCCTGAATATTACCACCATTACTAATGATTTCAATAGCTTGTTTCAAATCGCTCCTACTACCTTTACCCTTAGGGACTTCTCCTACGTCAAAGAAATTACCGTCCTTTTTACAATACTTTACACATTCTAAAGCATTGCCGTCTGCAATTTTAAAGGCAATAGTGCACTCAAAACCAAGCCATTCGGTAAAGTTTTTTCTAAGCGTAGACAAACTTTTCTCATGTTTAAACTGAAAATAACATTGCATATGTTTTGTCCCTGTCGTCGGGCACTCCTCAAGTCCATAACACAAGTACTTGATTTGGGATCCGACGATCCCACAATCAATTAATTTCACTCTAAATACTTCAATCATACTAATCATGTCCGTGTTTCCAAAGTTATGATGTTTAGAACAATCATCCCAATTGTAAACAACTCCCATCCAGTTTCGACTCAATTTCCGCGACATTATAAAATTTTGATTTTTTTTTAAATCAAAATTTTATTTTTTTTTTATTCACGGAATCCATTCATTAAAAAAAACGGAAACCACTCGTTTCCGAATCATAAAGCGACACAATCATTTCAGTTTTTTTCATAATCAAAAAATAAAATGAATAGACTCATAAAATCGTCCATGGGCCGTGGGGGCCGTCGCATCGCTGAACTTGCTCTAATGTCTTCGCCAATGGGTATGGAATACCTGATGGCAAAAGAAGCCGCTAGAGGCGTAAAACGTGGCAGAGGATTATATGTTGGCTCAGGGCTATACACGGGCGCCGGCGAATACGTTCCTGCCGGAAACGATTTAATCGTCGACGGCCCGGCTGGCGCTCCTTCGGCAGGTCCATCAGGTTCTTCAAAATCCAGTCAACACATAGTGCCCGTCTTTTCAAAAGAATCTGATAATGGGGTTATTATTTCTCGTCGTGAATACGTGTCTGAAATTTACGCGCCTGCTGCTAACGTTGCATTTCAATTACAATCTTTCCCTATCAACCCAGGTCTAGAGGGTACTTTCCCTTGGCTTTCACAGTTAGCTTGTAATTACGATGAGTTCGAAATGCTTCAACTCATATTCACTTTCAAATCAACTACTACTGAATCAAATAATTCTTCCAACGGTCAAGTAGGTACCGTCATCATGGCTACAAATTACAACGCCGCTGCGCCATCGTTTACTGATAAAGTCACCATGATGCAATATGCTTTCGCAAACAGTGGAAGACTTACGGAAAGTTTAATACACGGAGTCGAATGCGACCCCGAAAAACTGTCCGGTTCGCCTGGCTCATATATTCGAAATAATCCTGTCGTTTCCGGTCAAGACCTAAAAACTTATGACCACGGAAAATTTCAAATCGCTGTGGCTAACTGTGCTTCAGCTTACGCAAATACTAGTATCGGCGAACTTTGGGTTTCTTACACTATCCGTCTCAGAAAGCCAAAATTCTATAGCGCTTTAGGTCTCAATATATCTAAAGATATATTTGTCAGCAACGGCAATGAATCACCGTCAGGCCTCTTCGGGCAGTCTACTGCCCAAACCTTCGCCACAGCGCTAACTCCTAGTACTTTGCTATTCGGTCAACAAAATAACATCGGTTGCAAACTCGCTACTTACACTACCGGAGCAACCAATTGTTCTATTGTGTTAACCTTTCCGGCTGCTTACAAAGGCAATGTTCGTGTATCTATCGCAATTGGTCGCCCTTGCATTAGCGCAGTGACACAATCAAGTTTCACTACAGCTGTCTGGTCTGACTTCTCCGTGGGAGCTGTCAGCGGACAACTGTTTAAGACTTACGGAAACGTTGCTCCCATAGCAGATCTCTATGGAAGTGCTGGATACAACGAACAACTATTCGACGCACCAGTGCCAAGCATTGCGTCCGGTGATGGCCCTACCCTCGCCGGCCAAATTTATTTTGGTCAATGCCTGATCGCTCATTTGGCTGTAAATATCGCAACAGGAAACACAAATAACCAAGTTGAATTTGTGTTAACGAGCGCGTTAACCGGTGCAGCCGTTATACCGCAAACTTACCTTGAAGTTGCTGAGTATAACGCCGGTTTCAGTTACGCTTCAACTGGGCTAGGAGCTTCCAGCGCCCCAGTCTTTGTCAATGCAGGTGGGGTTGTGACTATCCCTGCTGCAGGCTTCTAATTAATTAATTAATACATTATCTCGTACATACATTAATATAAGTAAATACTCAATAATTATTATTAATATAATTAACTAACGCACAACTACGTTCGCGCGTTCGTAAAAAAAGCAAAAAGCAGAAGTTCCCTAAATACCTTGAGGGAACTTCTGCTTTTTGGTTTTATGATCCATAAAAAAATTTAAGAAAAAAAAAGAAAGAAAAAAAAGAAAAAAGAAAAAAAACTATCCGGCCCCTAAACGGCCTTAATTTTCAAAAAAATAAAGAACAAAGAAAAAAAGAAAGAAAAAAAAAGAAATTTTTTTATGGATTTTATCATAAAATTTTCTAATGATAGGTCGCCCAAACCATTCATTAAAATCTTCAAAAGTTTTTTCAGTTTTTTTCTAGGAAACCATTCATTCGAAAATCTTGAAAAGTTTTTTCAGTTTTCTTAGCGGAATCCATTCAATAAAAAATCTTCAAAGGTTTTTTCAGTTTTTTTATGGGAAACCATCAGTTATGTTCCGGAACAAAACTAGTGGATTCCGTGACACTTTTTATTTTGCTCATTTTTTTATCAAAAAATCATTTCTTTTTAGTAAAAATCATAATTTAACAAAATAAGAAAATGTCACAACCCATCAAACAAGAAAATGGCTCTAACATCGACCTGCTATGTCAGTCAGACGGACCTTTGGATTGCTCTCACATCCATATTCCTCCTCCCCCTACTCTTACTCGCACTACTAGTGTCTTACCACGAGCATGCGCAGAGATTACGGCGCCTTCATTAACAAGAAAGCGATCAGCTCCAGTAGAAGTAATCTTCTCTGAGTCTGATATCTCGGACGACGATGACGATGCATCTAATATGTCTGACTTCATTTCGATTAATGACGATTATACCAATATTTTAATCAAACATATGGATTCTCGCATTAACTTGTTGACAAAGGCAATTGTTGAACTACGAAAGGACCTACATTCGCATTTGCTACTCACTGCGCCCCTTCCT